CATAGCCCCGCCAGCATGTACCATAGCCAGGAGGAAATTACCAGCATCTGGGTTAGTCAAGGAATAGGCAAAAGAGCCTGGGGTTACGTTAGCACTACCACTGGCATACACTTGTCCAGAGACCGTCTGTAGATACTGCCCGCGTGGGGTAGTTCCACCAGACACCCGCAAGCGTATAGCACCCATCAACATTACTCGTCCAGTCCCAGCTGCCGCAATGCTCTCAGCTACGACTAAGACTTTGGTTGCGTCTACTCCATTGGCATTTGGGACAATGAAGCCTGTGTCAACAGATGGGTCAATCATGACCACATCACCACTGACTCTTGCCGCGCCAGTGTTGTTGACCATCATAGCAGATAAACCCTTATCTGCCAAGATAGAGTTCGTAAACTCCCAACTGCCAGTTATCTGCTCATTCTGGCTGTACTCCGTCATATTGTCCAGAATGTTACTCTGGGCATTATCAGTATCGCGGACAATGCCCGTTATATTGAATGTACGCCCTGGAGGTCCAACAGGATACGTGCCGCTATAGACATCTGTCGGATCTGGCAGCGGGAGACCTTTTCTAGTTGTGGCTCTCATGCAACATTACTCCAATCAGCGTTACCAAGATTCTGCCAGTCCTTTTCATTTGTTGTGATATCCGTGGCAAGAGTATACCAGTCAGCCTCTGTCTGGACAATATTCCAACCAAGATGCGCTGGCTTCGCAGCATTTATCGCAGCATCCAGATTGCTGAGTACCTGTGGCGGGGTAACACCAGCAACAGGAGCGATTATACGTAGCGTGAAAGTATAGGTAGGAATATTCGGGATAATAACAGCATCGGTTACAAACTGCTCAGCAACACTCTCCATAAACTGAACAGTCGGACTAACCCCCCGCTGCTGCATCCTCTGGATAAGATAACCACGTCTGTAAGCATCTGAGATACTGGTATCGGTAGGTATGCCAAGCATATCCTCCCACCAGCTCAAATAAGGATCTGTCGTCTCGCGCGCCAGCCACATCGCGAGAACACCTTCGTGATTGAAAAGCCATAGTCCGTTCTTCATCACGTTGAACAGATCTTCGGGTGACTCGTAATGCAACCAGCGGTCTAACTGGTCAATCTCCCCAAACCAGGCATAGAAAGTTTGACAGATAAAGTCATCAATACGGTACCATTGCTGGACATTCCTGTAGAAACGCTCAGCTCCCTGCTTGACAAGAATTGGCTCGTTGTCTGCAATCATGTCGTCACCGTAATGGTACCAGGAATGGCCTTCTGGGTCCCAGGGATAGTAATATTAGCTTGAGTCCAAGTACCGCTACTAGAAAGCTTGATCCCGTATCCAGCGCTCAAGATATCGTAATCTGTTACACCCGCCCTGTAATAGCCTGGCTCTGCAGGATCGTACAATATCTCATGCTGCACCTGAGTAAACAATACTTCGTCGCCAACATTGAGATCATACAGGTAGTTGCTGATAGCAGCCTGTACTTCACTCGAAACGTTAGCTGCGTTGAAACCTGGAGTGATGAATAGTTTGACACTCACGTCAACACCAGCAGTTGTAGCCGCAGCTACTGTGACTTGAGCACCAATAGGAGCAATGCCTCCACCCATGCCAGCCGCATTGGGATCCAAGTAATTCTGGACAGCTAATACTGTAGCAGCATCTGGTACAGTACCATCGGCATTCATAATCACAACTTTGACTGTACCATTGCCGTTCCACAACGGTATAACACTGACATACCCTACATCAGTATTAGGAACCTGCTGTGCCCACCGAATGTAATCTGAGACGTTGCCACCACTAGATGGACTTCTAACTGTCAACAGGAATCTAGCTAACAGTTGAGCATCTGTCTCAGAATTGAATCCGCCACTGAAGGCAATAGGATTCGTCACAGCCTGGACAAACTGTGTGTGACTAGTCATAATGTTCGCGGCACCCGCCGCCACATTACCAATTGTCCCAGGTAAGTCACATTGTGCGTCTACACCACTGAACAACGTATACTTGCTCGTGGCATCTGGGACCTGTTGGGCTTCCCAACTCTGGATATTGATTACCGTCTGAGAGTTAGTCAATATTTTCTTGACCTGACCTACTCCTGTTCCAGCTGTGATCCAGATGTAGAAGTTTGCCCACTCATTAGTCACAAAGTTCTTGGTGGTATCTGTCAAACTTGTGCCTGTAGCACTCGTGGCCGTACCTGTGACATTTGCCTTCTGTATCTTCTGAGTTATCTCCAGGCTGGTAAATGTGACAGATGCTGCTCCCACATTCGGTCTAGACGTAGTGCTGAATGTCATCCCCACAGGCAGCACAGTACCTACAGGAGCAGTAGTCTGTATAACTCCATCAGCATAAGTGGCTGGCTTGCGAATGACTCCATGCTCTTCACATCTAAGATCCAGGTACGCGCCGCCCATGTACTGAGCGAAACCCTGCTTCAAGATCCTTGCCAGGCGATCATACAGGATTTCAAACTCTGGTAGTGGAGAGTCTACGATATCACTAACAACGCTGCCAATTCTTAAATCGTAAGGCTTGCCATTTGGAGCATTGCTAAATCTCGAACGTACTCGTTGCTGCAATATAGTAAGAGTCTGACCAGCATATGGATCAATCAAATCTGGCGTAGCACGATACGCTTGAGGCAGTGTAGCTATTACTCCACCACCATTATCAACGATGATATCATAATAACCTATCCCAAGGGCATTAGCCGGGATCAGTGTTCTCAGAATACCAGTACCAACATATGTCGTATTAGCAAATGGAAAGTTGATAGGTGGAGTACTCGGCACTACCAGCCGCACAGTAGAGCTTGGAATGAAATCAATGCCCAGAATCTCAATTGTAACATCCTTGTTTGCAACACCTAGAGCTGGAGTAGAGCTGACAATCTGTAGCGTCACGGCACGCTCCACTTTATCTCAAATTGCTGTGTGCGTCCTGGCACTACTGATATCGTTACAATAATTATCACGCTCCTCAGGTACACAGCAGAATCGACATTTAGCACCGACTTGATCCGATTATCTACCGAAAGTGCTGCTCGAACGTACTTGTTACAGAGATTCCGAACTACACCTGTCGCATAACTCTTGCCCATGAGTAAGTCAAAGTCCGAGCCAAAGAACAACCCGTGGATATACTGTGCCAATCTAGGTGTTATGAGTGCATTAGTTATCCACTGACTAAGTTGGATAGCCTCATCTCCAAGCACAAGGTCCATGGCATCGTTGAACAAAAATGTATTAGTATCATAGCTGTACTGCGGCCCAACTCCCCAGATAACAGGAACGATGGCAACAGTCTGAGTAGTAGGCTGAATCGCAGGTACATTGACGCGAGGTACAAGCTGCGGCATCAGACTGGAGGTCCACCACCAGGATGAGTATGGCTCTTGAAGTTTATACCATCAATTTTCACGGCTGCCCCGCCAAATGAAGTTATCTCGATAGTATCACCCTGGACAAGTACATCACTATCGCTAGCTTCGTTCTGTCCATTGACAGTAACCTGCACGCCCACAAAGTCGTTAGGCGGTACCATGTCGCCATTATACCCATACCTGACGCTTTCGATAGGCTGGATATCTGTCATCCTGATTTTGCAAGCAATCAAGAACCTTGTGCTGTGTTCGGCCTGTACGGGCATTAGAGCAATTCTATCACCTTGAGTTACCCGCATATCATCAGGAATAAGTAGATTTTCCTGGGTCAAATACAGAGCATCGGTATCAGAAAACTGAGCAATACCCTCAAGAGCGACTTTGATATCTGGTAGAGGTTGAAGAACATTGCCAAAGAGTATAATAACTCCGACACCTAGAAGACCATGATGTCTATCCAGCTTACCTGCAATATCCTGAATATCTCTGTACAGACGGACACGACCATCCTGAGTCATAATGCTGGACCACCAATCAAGGCTGTCGTGCTCTCAGCCTTGGTCTTGTAAGCCTCTGGCAGCATATCCAGCGCATTGAGAGTAAGAGTCATCACAGAAGCTTGCGCGGTTACTTTGTGCTGGCCGCTCTTGACATAGAACTTAGAATTCAGTCCAGTAATTGGCTCAGCAACGAACACCATGTCTCCAGGGCCAAGTGTATTGATATTGATTGTTGTGATAGTAGCAGTTTGAAGAACCCTGTGTAGACGAACATACAATTCTCGAGCCTGATATGCTGCTTGAGCTGTATTATCTGGTTCTTGAAGCGCGGCATCGGGGGCACCAGCAAGACTTACAGCTTCAGCCAACATGCCATATTTCTTTATGTCTGGATCGTTGGTAGTATCTTCAGGATATTGCGCCCAATTGCTTGGATCACCATAATCATCTGTAACTACAACATCTGCTACAGAGCTTAGGCTAGAATCAAACTGCTGACGCTTGTAGACTCTAACCACGTTCCTATAATTGGCCGCACTCCACTTACTACTCGCATTGAAGATATTGCCTAACTCAAACTTCCAAGTATACAGCGGATCCTGTTTACGAATCACCATAACTTTATCAAAGTTTACCCGCATGTAGTATCTATCACCCTTGTCTTCAGGGGCAATGGGATTCTCAGTTGCAGGATCCGAACCAGCCGACAAGATTTTTTGCGAATAGGCAATATCTCTAGTAAGAGACAATACCGAGACAAACATATCCCAGAGAGTTCTTTCAATGAGTGGATTAGGTAACAGTTGGACATAGGTTTCATCCACTCTATCCAACGGTATCCCATACATAGGAGCAACTCTTTTGATGAAGTCAGAAGCTGTCTCTGCCTGTAGAGAAATGCTGGCCTTGTTGTTTGCCAGATACCACATAATGTCATAAGCCGTTACAGTTAGAGTACCTCTTGCCTGGTCCGCTAACTCTGTATCGATTATGACACCAAACTTCAAGTTCTCAAGCTCCGTGCCTATACCCAGAGCTGTGATCTTGATAGCCTTGATGATAAGTTGATTCAATGGCTTCAATATAGTAGCCATACCCGTAACCTTGACAAAGGTAGCTGTAATCTTCTCACACGCCTGATCTAGATCATAATCCCACTGCAAGCTAGTACATACAGGAGTAAGATCATAACCTAATCCAGAATGTGGATCACTGATCAGTATCTGATATGACTTCATCGAGATACCACCAGTGTCGGCCCCCCAACCGCCTCTGGCATTACCCGAGTAGTCTCGTCTAAGAGCTAGGTCGCCAAGACTATAAACAGCAGGGGCACTCATGATGGATTCATCGCCGCCCTATTTGTTAGATCTTGCAGTGACATACCTGTACTCTTCTCTATAATATCAACAAGCGAGCCTGGCGTCTTAGGGGGTACATATGGTGGCGGCTCTATCTTCGTCTTTACATAGCACTTTAGGATTGTACCAATGGGCAGCTGCTCACTATCAGCATAATCACCGACAGTATTCTTTCTGCTACCCAGGATATCAGCCGCTGATCCTT